ATCTTGTCCATCGTAGAAGGGTTGTCTAGGGTGTCATCAAAGTTACGTACAAACTCACCTACCCCTTGGCTACTCATCCCCATCTGATCTAGTGTCTTCCCAAACTCTTTTTTCATAGTCTTTTTAAGACCACGAAGAGTATTAACACCACCTTGAGTGAAAGCAGATACAAACAAATCGTGAGTGTTAAGAGTAGCTGACTTAAGCTGACCCAGAGTAAAGCCGTAGGCTTGAGACATAAAAGCTCTAATAGGTGCTGGGGGAGCTTTTTTAGCGCCAGAAAAAGCGTCTAGCATAAGTCCACTAGCTACTTCAGATTGGTCAGAAGTCAACCCATCCCTCTTAAACTTCTTGTTAAGCTCAGTAAAAAAATCCTCTGCGCTTCCTTTCATACCAAGAGAAGGTCGCATATTAAAGTTTTCAGACAGACGTATAAGCTGATCCTGCTCAGCCATGTATCTTATATGGGATAGGAGGGGGTTTACATATTCATCTATCTCTCCTGTCTCAATCAACTTAGCTGAAGGTGCCCTAGTACGATCTTTAAGTGCTGCTTGAGCTTCATCAGGTCCACCTCTTGTGGATAAGCGCATAGAAGCAAATATACCACTCTTATTCTTACTCCTCTTATTGGTATGAAGGTAGTACAAATCTCCGAAGGAATCTTCTTCTGTTCGCTTGAAAAGAGTTTTCATAGCCCTAGCGTTCTGTTTCTGTGCATCTGCCATGAAGCTATCAAAGGCTTTTACAGCATCCTCATCTAACTCCCTCCCAATAATAGCCCTGACATTATTGATCTTATCCGGTTCTCGGAACAGGTCTAGCAAATCCCCCTTCAATTCGTTGTTACGGTTTACAAGCTTAACTACTCGCTCTAAAGGCTTCATATGCTTCTGTGCTAATACGTCATTGTATCGGACATTGGTTTCAATAGCCCGTTCAAAGATACCTCCAACCCTACGATCCGCGTATTTACGGATAGCATCAGCTACAGGTAGAAGGTTTCTGTCATACCATCTCCTAAATCCCGGGTCTAGGAATTTATCTGCATTTCTTCCACTCCCCTGAGTAAACTGCTTATCCATTTCAATAAGCTCGTCCATGTCATCAGAGAACTTAAGCCCACCTCTCTTACCAATAATCTTAACTGCCTTGGCTGGGTCTATTCCCTGCTTAGCAAGGTCTTCTAGGACCATACCAATATTAGGTGATTCAATAACAAGGTTTGGTTGGTCTGCTACAATCTCTGAAACTTCTCTAGTGCCATCCTCTAGCTTAGGGGCTTGCTCAATCAAAGCTTCATAGGCGTCAAACTGCCCACGGTTTTGTTCAATTTGAATCCGTGTAGCTGTCTCTTGTGCTCTCTGGAAAACTTGCTGGTCTGTTAGTTTATCTGGATCACCTCCTAGTCTAACAGAATCAGATTTATTGATAGCGTCCTGTGTCCTCTGTGTTAGCCTCTGAGCGTTAGTGCCAGCAGAGCTACCCAACCCTAGTATGTCTAGCGTTACGTCTGTTACAGTGGCTCCTGTGCGCTGTACACCAGTCATACCAAAGGCTGCTGCACCCAGAGCACCTACAGCGTCAGCTACTTCTTTACCAGCCCCTTCTGGAACATAGTCTGCTCCAATACCGAACTCTTGTTTCATGTATTGGCTAGGGCTTCTATCTTGCTCACCAGCTATTTCTCTACGTGCAAGACGATAGGGAGCCGTAACCATATCAGCCCCCATCAATACCCCTTCTTCCGCACTCCCTAGAGTTTGACTAGCATACAGCCTAGCCTTTTCTGCTTCAGAATAAGAATCCCACAAAGCCTCCTGCTCTTTTCTCTGAGCCTCATACTTATCCAACTCCTCTAATTGTTGACTAAGAGAGAGGTATTGGTCTTTAAGCTTGTTGATGTTTTGGTTATCTGTAAGCTTCTTGTCATCTGCTTCGTTAAGATCAAGCATCTGAAGCTGTAGAGACAAATCATTATACTGGGCTTTAAGCTGCTCTATTTGTTGGGGAGAAAGGGCCATTAGTCTATATCTACTCCTGCTTCTTTTAATGCTTCAGCTATTTGTGCCATCTGAGCTTGTAAAGCTGCTCGCTGATCTTGTACGTTAGGTTGTTCTGGGCCAGCTCGTTTAGCTGCTTCTTCTGGTGTCTCAGCCATAGTGCGAGCCATAGAGATAGCTTGCTCTACTGTTATGGTTTGCCCTGCTGGTGGATTAGCAAAGATGGTAGCAGCATTTAGAGTCACTGCTGCAACTTCTTCATCACTAGGTACGCTGTCTGAAAAGAAACCTTCCACTGTATCCGCTTGCTTAACAGCATTAGCGAAAGTGTCGATCATAGTTTGAGAAGGCATAGAGGGTTTAGTAGGCTCAACCTTAGCAGTCTTAGAAGACAGTTCCATAATCTTCTTGTTAGCTACATCCCTACCAAAAGTCTTAACTACATTCTCATACTGTTCTTCTGTCCACCCTGCCCCTTCGATCATAAACTGAGGGGCTGTCGCTGTCTTCAGGTTTTCTTTCTGTTCCCAAGCAGCTACATTCTCCCGGTGATCCATTACAGTCTCTACACGCTGACGATACAAGTCCCTAAACCCTTCTGGAACTTGAGCCATCTGAGCCTTAATAGCTTCCTGAGTTCCGGGAATAACTAGAGAATTGACATTACGCTGTACTTCCTGTCTCTTTAGCAACTCTTGGTTAGCTGCCAACTTAGCTTGGTCATATTTGGCTTGAGCTTCTTTAGTCAAAAGTTCGTCTGCTATATCTCCCCTCCCCGTATTGCGAAGAGAATCAATGTAAGTTTTCTTGCCTTCTGGTGTCTTGATACTGGCGTATTTCTGTGCAGCCTCAATCATAGCTCGTTGGTCTAAGGTGTTGTTACCCGTAGCTTCTGCAACCTTCCGCTGCATAACTTCTGCATCTACTTCCCCGATAACATCAGAGTAGCCAGCTTCAGCCATAGCTGCCTTAAACTGATCTCCCTTCCCTGCTGCTATAGCTTGCTGATAGGTTCGCTTAATGTTAGCAATTCTACCTTCTGCTTGCCGTTTCTCGACATCCTCAGCCTCAGACATATACTTCTGTCCAGTAACCACATCACCCTTAGCCATAGCATGATTAGCATTATCACGCAAAGATGCAGGGTCGTTTACATCTATGTTTTTAGTAAACGGATTAGATAGGGCTTGCTGTGCATTAGTAAGCTGTGCTGGTTGTGCAATGCTTTGCGTAAGTTGCCACAATCCTCGTGAAATACTCATTTGCTAAATCCTTCGATGATTTCATTAAAGATAGTCTTGACAGGATCAAACTCTTCCGTAGCAGCCGCATTGCCAATGTCGTTGAACAGGTTTCCAAGCATATTGGCCCGAATCTGCTCAGTATTAACTTGACTCTGAACCTGCCCAAGTCCAAGCTGAGCGCCAATATTAGCACCAGCTAACTGACCTGCTTGTTGCAGTTGAGCACCTTGGAGTGCAGGGTTAAGCATATTTAGGGCTTGTGCTTGAGGCATATACTGTGCTGTCTGGAACATTTGCCCAAGGTTTGCATCTTGAGCCTGTTGCTGTTGTCCCATCAGCCAAGCTTGGGAAGAAGCAGCGTTACGATTCTCTCCAATAGCTTTCTGCATAGCCAGTTGCTCAGGGCTACCACCATATTGGTTAGTACGCATACCGCCCCTGCCTTGAGCAAGCAAACGCTGTTCTTGTGCAGCCATAGCTCGCTGTTCTTCTGGCATCTGTGTAGACCGAATATCATCATATACCCCTTGCTGATACTGGTCATACCCTCCCGCAGCTTGGTTGAAAAATTGATCGCTTTGAGTAGCCCTGTTTCCTGATCGAGCCATCTCTTCAGCACTAATATTCATTTGAAGACCGTCTGCACTCATAGTAGAAGAAGCATAAGGTCCAGCTACAGTGAACGGAGTAAACTTAGTGGCGTCAGTGTAGTCGTCACGCATCTGATCTAATTCAGATTCAATATAACTACCTTGCTCATCAAGACGATCAAGCTGGTCCCACATTCCAGCTCCTTTGATAATGGAGCCTGTCCAATTAAAGGCCATTAGAACGTACCTCCGTCAATAAGGCCAGCAGTGAGTGTGCTCGTCACTACTACATTTTCATTGAATGTATGATCCCCTGTGTGAGTCTCATTATGTATGTCTGCTTTCGTGGCAATAGCTGTTTCGATATCCTCAAACTCAGTGTTAATCTCAATACCTTTAACAACCTTTAAAGGGTTACCACTAACCAGACCGTCTTTCGAAGCAAAATCTGTAGTCTTCGTATAGTCTGCCATGTTATACCATCCTTCCTATTTTAGTTTGCAAGTTAATCTCTTGGAGGCTTAGTTGCTGTCCTAGAACATCACACTCCAAGCCTATCACCACGCTAGTTCCAGACCCACTAAGGGGTATCTGATAGGTTCCTATTGTACTACCTGACCCATATTCTGTAGGATCGTCTGTAGCTGTAATATTGTATTCGTCAATATTATAAAAGTCTGGTGTCTCAGAGTTAAGAGTAAAGGCTTGGCTTTCAAATAAATACTTATAAGAGAAGCCCCAATAAGCAGCAGCTCTTTGCCCAAGACCACCAGCAATAGTGAAATCTACTTCTTTTGGTATCTTTAAGTTAGAAGGAACATCAAATGTTTGTGGGTGCATATAGTAACGGAAACGATACTTTGTACCCCCAGTCCCGTCAGCCGAAGCAGCGTCAACAAAGCCACGGTATTGGTTGATACCATCGTTATTCCCAAGCCAAACAGTTCCATCTACACTCCTAGATATACAAGCAAAGTCAAGGTTAGACCAAGTAGTCACCCTAGCACTACCATCTTCTAGCCTCTGTCTTGTATCAAACACCCACACTAGAGGTTGGCTTTCAAACAGTGCAATTACAAACGCATCATCGGGGGAATAAAATAACCTAGCCGAAGTTCCCTCTGTACGAGCTTGACCCCTAAACTGAGTGTTTACATTCTTACTTAAGTCTCCGATAGGTAGGCTTTTCTCTTGTATTGTACGACCAAGAGAGCGTAAGCCAGAGTAGTCAATAAACCACAGATCACTACCAACCACAGTCCAAGCGTGTTTACCTATACAACCAATATCTACAATAGTGTCTTCTAGAAACAGGTCATTAGCAGGATCAGCTAGTTTTCCATCTGCTGCTTTGGAGCCAAAGATCAAAATGCTTTGTTTTCCAAAAATAATTAGCTTTTGGTTGTGTGCAGCAATAGCCATAATCTGGTCGTTACCAGTGGGCCACAGGTTAGTTAAATCTAGGTCTCCTGCTGTACTACCGGGTGCTGATGAACCAAACCAGTCTGCTCCAATCAATACATCAGACCAGTGAAGTACACTTCTGCTACCTTCTACACCACCACAGAATACATGACCATAGGCAGCAACAGCACAATCAGCATTAGGAGCCGTTCCATCATAGTTAGCATGGGCAGTTATAAGGCTGAATGTACTTGAACTTTTGTCGTAGATACGAGGAACTTCTCCCCTTTGAAAGAAGAGGGTGTCATCGTTAAGCGTAACAATCTGCCAATCATCACCTGAAGGAGTACCTGCTGTAATTTCCGTAAGCACACCAGTTGTAGTAAATGTAAAAAACTTACCATTACCTGTTGCAAACCTAAGCGTATCTCCATCAGAATAGTTGGCCTCATGGATTTGCGTAATCTTAGCAGAACCCAAGTCTGAGTTGTCAGACGTAAGCACCCTATACCCCTTCCTAGAGCCAATACGACCATTAGCATCAATGACGGTGTTATCGGTAATAGAAGCCCACCCCTGAGACAAGGTTACAGGAGATTGCTCAGTGTTAAGACCAAGAAAACCGGGGCTAGATACTTGTACGTTAGCTTGCTTCATACGGAATACCAGATCATCTCATCAGGATTTTTAGCTGCATCGTACATAATGGCATCAGCCAAAGCATTTTTAGCTAGTTGGTATTGGCTCTGCATGTCCATGCTATCTACACCACCCCTCTCCTGAGCTGCCATAGCGGTTGCTAGAAGGACGATAGGTTTGCTAGGTATTCCTACAGTATCTCCTTCTGCCTCAAGCTCAGGGGTACGTACAATAGCGTGTACCTTGATTGTGTAAACATCATCAGGGGTAGGCCAAAACTTAATTTGACTATCTCCACTAGAATGGATACCTTCAAGGGTCCAAAATTGTGGTTGTGTCTGACCGGGAGAAGATACCAAGTCTTGTCTACGAATATAGCTAGAAGCTACAGGTCGAAGCATAGATTGGCTAGTGATGTTACGAACATCAATAATCGTAGCTTTGTTTTGGCTTCCGTTCAGTCTATAGCTGTTTGTTCCAGCATTAGTGACAATAGTTAGGTCTGTACGTAGTGCTGACCAGTCGTGAGCATCTTCTACTTCACGTTTAGCGTCATTAACAAACTCAGCTACAACAGAACTAAATTCATTCTGATATATACTACTAACAGTTCCTTCTCTAAGCCTACGGAGGACACTGTTAATCATATCTAAATAGTTCATCGTTGATAACTCCTAAGAGATTTTACGTAATCAATGAAGCCTTGGAGTTCTGCGGCTTTTGAAGGAGTAAGCTTGGTGTAGTCAAACAAATCGCTCCATTTGGCACTCCCGCCTCCGCTTGCTCCTGCAAGATTAAGTTGACCTCCTGTTCCATCCGGTCCATCACCTTCCCCTTCACCTCCCGGTCCCTCGCCTTCTCCGTCGTTTCCATTACCTTCTCCGTTCTCTCCTTCATCCCCAGTCCCGTTATCTCCGTCTGTGTTAGTGTCACTATTGTCTGTGGTATCACCGTCACTTAAACCTTCTTCCCCTTCTTCGCCAGAGCCATCTGAATTCTCTCCATTATCACCAGAACCGCTGTCAGAGCTACCTTCAGGAGGAAGACCTCCCGTAACAAGAACCCCACCTAAACCGTTGCTGTTAGGGTCTTCTTCTTCTGTTTCTGTAGTTACATCAATAGAAACATCATCAACTTCAGCGTCCACAGTAAGATCATCTATTCCTGCACTAACCTCTAAGTCTGTTGTGCTGTCAGTGAGGTCTTCTGTATCTTCTATAGTGGGGTCTATTTGGTCCCAAGAGTAATCTCCTGTTATCCACATATCTCCCATTTGAGCGTCTGTGGCAGTTTGTCCTTCCTCTCCCGGCCCATATAGGGTTTCTCCTGTGGCAGTATCAGTCCAAACTCCATTTCCTTCGTATCTATAACGAGGGTCTTCAACCTCTTCGTCACTTCCAGCTTCACTAGAAGAAGTGGCGTTAGAGGTAATCTGTCCACCATCACCGGCCATACCATTAACCGTAGGGGTACCTGAGGTTTCGTTTGTAGCCGATGATCCTCCAGAATTACTAGAAGAAGTGTCTCCACCACCTCCTCCGTCGTCTTCTTCGTCTGGTATAACGCCAGCTACAACTTCCGCTTTGCCGGGTCTAGTTTGATCTGACCCTATGGCATACCTGTCGTATATACGATCCATGTTATACAGATCAGGAGAAGGTTCAGGATTACCGAAAATACCACCTACATCAATTAAGCTGGGGATATTATTCATACCCCCTACTCTATCAGCAATCCCTACCGCGTTTTGGTTCAGGTTAATAATCATGTTAGGATCAAGAGGAGCCGAAGATGCTGCTTGGTTAATAGGGTTAACTACGTTAGCAATAGCATCTTGTACATTTGTAGGGAGACTCCCATAGGTTGTAGATGCTAGGCCGGGAATAGCTCCTATAGCCGCAGCTTTGAACAAATCATCGTCCCAGTCTCTCCCAGAAGCTACATTGTTTAAGACACCAGACCCAGCCCCTACTGTAGCGCCAGCAGCCGTTAGACCAATTTTAGGGGCAAGAAAGCCAAGGGCAGGTCCAGCCAGTACACCCCCTGTTAAGGCAGCAGCTATAGGCAAACCGTAATCTGCTACGCTTGACTGGTACTGTGTAGGTGTTCTCCAGCCTGTATCTGATCCATAACCTGATCCAAGGTTAGCTCCAATATCATCCCCATAAAGTTCTTGGTTAAGCTCATATACCCCTGTATCATAAAACTTGTTACCTTGTTGGAGTTCTAGTCCACTGTCCCGAATCTGCTCAGCTATTTGTTCTACTTGATAGGGATTGTAGTTTTCGCTAACATCAGAAAGCTTAGGCCCACCCCCTTCACCGGGAATAGCATCATCACCAAACTGTAGGTTATAGATGTCGCTAGTCTGGTTTAGTGTAGAAGAAGCTAGGTTTTGAATGTCATCATATCCAATAGAAGCAGCTTCTTGGAACATATTGTTAGAAGGATCAGATTCGTATCCAATAGAGTTTAGTTGGTCAGCAGACAATAACCCAGCTTCAATATTCTTCTGTAAGTTGTTTTCTTGC